GTAAAAATTAGGGGTCTCCTCTACTTTTGTGCACAACATGTTGGCAGCGCTTATAATCAATTGACCGCCAACACTTCGTGCTTCGTGTATTAAGACTGAAAAGAACTCTGCCCTTTGTCTTACAAGCAATTGGTCAACCTCTGCCACTGACGTACCGTTAACGTTCTTAATTGCTGCACCTGAACCGAGTAGTCCAGAAGCAAACGTGCCAACCTCTATCCCTTCAAGAAATTTTATTATTTTTTGAGCCGTGTCTTCCGATACTTTAGAAAGAAATTGAGTACGAAGATATTCATTTTTATCAAGTATTTCTTTAAGTGATCGTAACGATGATAAAACATTATTATCAGTTAGTTCTGTTTCAACATCATCACTTGTAACAATAGTTTCATCTTTTACATCTGATATTTCTTTCATAACACGCAACGATGATAAAAGATTATCATCTGTAAACGTAGTTATCTCATCTGTACTCGTAATTACATCTTTCAACGCTTCATTCAACATTTCAAGTTGTTCAGGTGTCATTCCTCCACCGCCAGCCGACGGTGCTGATTCCGATATGCCGCCAACGGACGAAATACCTTCCTCGCCTTCGCCGAAGTAGCTGTATATATAATCTCGTTTCCATATCTCTAAATTATATGCTATTTCTTCTATTTCAACATTTATGACACCACGAAGAAAATCTTGGCTCCCTGAAACCAATACATATCGCTTACCTGAACAATCTCTGAATATTGCCAGCGGGTCAAGAATATCACTATTAATTTCAGCTGACAATAAATCATGTGCAACAGAGAACATACGTGAACGTTGACGTGTAACGTGTTGCAATAACGGTAATTCTTCGGTAATGCCTGGTGCCATCCATCTCGTCGTTAAATCACCTGACGATGTTAATAAAGACGAGGTGTCGTCCATCGGATAAGGATAAAAATAACCATTAAGCCCTGATGTTAAGTAATCTCCAATTACGGATGTGTCGGTATCATGTTGCTTGGTAAACGAATCGCCTTGCGTCGTTTTGTAAATATTCCCTTTCGGTATCTCTGTTTCATTATTGAACATTATCGATGCATAATTTACACCGACTATTACATCTCCATTAAATCGCAATGCTGTAGCTGGATAAATACGCAATTCTATATCATAATCTTTTACGTTTTCAGCTTCAAATTTTCCAACTATGTTTTTTACACCAGTAACAGGTGTATAATATTTTTCACCTTTTAAAACTTTACTTATAGCAAAATCATCTGAATGGAAATCATATTCAGTAAATAACCCACTTTTATTTAACGCATATATGTCAGTTGCGTCATTTCTGTTTTTTGCAATACAAGAAAATAATAAAGCGATGAATTTGAGCCGATTAAACCAGCATCAAAAGTGATATTCACAATACTTTCATTTAGCGATATTACTGGAAAAGTTGATTTTAGATATGGTGCATCTTCAAAATTCCAACCATCTTCTCCATACATTAAACGATTTTCAGGTTTAGTGTTTGTGATTAACAAATACGGCATTGTATCATTTACTCCGTAAACAGGTTCTATTGTCTCTCCACGTGTAAATTCTATTATTTCTTTATTTTTTACTTCTCCGTCAAACCCATTTACTGCCGTCCATCCAGCCAATTCTTCTGAAAAATCGAAATTCTGAGGATGTCTCCTCTCACCCCCAAACTCATGATAAACGCCAACATTTGAAGCAACAGGTATTATTTGTCTGCGTGCGCCAACAGTAACTTCATCAAAGTCTATATATTGCTGTGTAGGTAACACATCTTCTTGTTCTATCTGAAACTTATTTATCACATACCACTCGCTGTTGCGTTGCACGATAATAGAATTTGTCGCAACAAGTATCGAATACAGAATATCATAACACGATATATTACGTCCCTTTGTGTCTGTGAAACGCTGCGATAAAACCTTACTTTCAAATATATTCTCATTACCTGCAACGCTCGTGAAATCTGCTTTCAAATTAACAGATAACGATAATCCTGTTTTTTCTAAACACAATAATACAAGTGATGATAATGTAATTGTAGCAGGTAGATTATCCAACGTCTGCCCTTTCAATGACCCAAGCCTGTCGGACGCCACCATATTAATGATGGCTGGTGTGCCTATTTCACGTGAGAAGAAATCAGGTACAACAAATCCTGACCACATTAAAACGTTATCGATATAATATTCAACCTTAATATCTGTTTCATTTGAAGTTTTTAAATTATCGATATTAAATGTTCCACTTTCATATATAGATATATCTGCCGATGAAGAAATGATATAGCCATCCTTATCGTTTTTTTCACGTTTATAATTAAGAATAAACGGTGTGTCGGTACCCTCTATAATTTCAGTTTGCGAATATATACCGTGTGTAATAATATCAAGTCGAGCTTCAATGCCCTGCTTATTCTTATATGTAAGTGTATATTTCATGTCTTATAATCGTTTTTTCTTTTGTTCTGCCATATCAAGCACTCCTACCAACTCGTTTGTACCTATCTTAAACTCAACCGTATAGTCCTCTCTGTACGCACCCCTATATTCGGATGGCGCATAAGCAGGTGCAACCTGCTGATATGACGATGCACCGCCGGCATAACCGCCTCCACCTGTATAAGTATCAATCGTTTTACCTATCGCCGACGCAGCTGCCGAACCTAACGCAACGAGCGCTGAACCTGCTGCAATAGCTGCAATAGGGTTATGTATTAATCTTTTTAACGCCAATCCCGCTGTACCGAATGCTATCATCTGCTCGCCAACTTTTACGGCCAAATCGCCGATTGTTGCAAGCAGTGATTTGCCGATAACATCGATAATATTCTCGCCTTCTGCCAGCGCCACACCTATACTTCGCATCATATCCGATATCGAATATCCTATCATATTGCCGATATTCATCGATAACACCTTCGTTTCGTCGACAAGTCGTCCCATACCAGCCTCAACAAGTGAAGTATCTATTTCGGGTGTAATGATAAATTGTCCCGACTCATCGAGTAATTCCTGATAACCTTTAAACAAGTCCGTTTCACGAAAAGCAGCAGCTCCTGACTTTATGTTTAAATCAATTGTCAACTCCCGCCCGCCTGTTAGTAAATCCAACGCTGACGACAAGTCTTTTACTTTTTTCTCTGTTTTCTCTATTTCAGCATAAACGTTCCTAACAACTATTTCGCCGCTGCGCAGCCCTTCAAGTCGTTTTGTTAAAACGGTTATTTCATCTGACGTGCGACGTATCAACTCATTTACATCACTACCGTCTTTGATTAACTGCTCCTGTGCTTCAACTAATCCGCCTATTGTAGCCGTCAGCTCGCCTGTTGTGCCTGCAAGCTCATTTACAACTTCGATTTGTTCTTCTGTTGCTTCGGTTACTTGCTCTGTTTCTTCTTTTACTTTTTCGATCGACGGACTCAACTTGTCAGAAAATGACCGCAATCCTTCTGCCCACTTATCAAGCCCGATAAAATCAAACACCCCTGCCAGCGCCGACGATATAGCCGACACAGCATTAAACACTATCTTCTTTATGCCATCAAAAATATCATTGAATAGGTTTTTCAATCCATCCAATGCCTGCCTGAAATCCAGTGTGAATATGCCATGAAGTATCTTCGCTACATTTTTAAACGTATTTACAAACACTTCTAACGCAGCCATAACGATTTTCAACGCATTACCGAATATTTTTATTATATCATCTCCGATTGCGTTCCATATTGTTTTTACTGCTGTCTTTATAGCATTGAATGCAGCAATAATATCATTCTTAACAGCTACCGCCATCGACTTTATCGTTTCAAAGACTTTCGCTCCGTCTCCCGACGTGAAGTATTCTTTTATTGCGTCCCAATTAGACACTATAAGTGTCGTTGCACCAGCTATCGCAGCAACAGCGATTCCAATCGGCCCCGTCATGGCGGTAAATGCGCTGCCGATTAAAGGTAGTATCTTTAATAATTGTCCGAGCGCTAACATTGCGGGCCCGAGAGCGGCTGTGATACCCGCAATTGCTACTCCTATTTTCACAATTACAGGATTAAGATTCGATATAGCGTTAAGCATATCTTTCAATCTCGCAACCATCGAATTAACCGTCGGCAAAAGAATATCACCTATTACACGTCCTACGTCAGCTAAGTTATTTTTCAATATCGCTATCTGCGATGCTGTCGTCTCATAACGTTTTGCAGCCTCTTCTGTTAACGCAATATTTTCCTCCCATGCCTGATTCCCTAACTTAACTGCGTCAGTAAACAAATCACTAGCTCCTGACGCTCTTAATATTGCGTCTCTTAACCTTATCTCCGTTATACCCATCTCATCGAGAATGGCTATTGCCGACTGTCCGCTACCTGACGTATCCGATAAACCTTGTATGAATAGATTTAATGCATTAACAGCATCATCTCTGAACGCATTCGCAAACTGCTCTGCGCTCATACCTGCAACAGCAGCGAAATTACGCAAATCTTCGCCACCTGTTTCAACCGCCAGTTGTATATTTGATAATAATCGAGAAAATGCCGAGCCGCCAGCTTGTGCCTCGATACCAACCGACGATAGAGCAGTAGATAGTGCTAAAATCTCCGCCTCGCTCAATCCAACCTGCTTACCTACGCCCGCAAGCCGTAACGCCATCTCGGTTATCTCTGCCTCCGTAGTAGCGAAATTATTTCCTAATGCAACAACAGTAGAGCCGAGACGGTCGAAATCCTTCTGCGACATCTGCACTATATTTGCAAACCTCGCCAATGCAGTAGATGCTTGCTCGGATGATAGATTAGTCGCTTCACCTAAATCAATCATCGTGCGGGTGAATTCCAGAATTCTGTCCGTCTCAATGCCCAGCTGTCCTGCGGCTTGAGCAACCTTGGCTATCTCCGTCGTCGACGCAGGTATCTCTTTCGACATGTCGATTATACCCTGTCTTAAATTATCGAGCTGCTCGGTAGTGCCATCGACAGTTTTTAAAACACCCGTGAAAGCACTTTCAAAATCTATAGATGCCTTAACCGACGCACCTAAGCCAGCAACGATGCCAGCCGATACTACCGACATCTTTTTACCAATATCGGTAAATTTCTTTGAAACAGAGTCGAGGTTTCGACTAACGTTTTTTTCTAATTCGTTAATTTGTTTTTGAGCCTGCTGTATCGCCTGTTCAAAACCTCTCGCATCGGCTGATATTATCGCTGTAAAACTCATTCTTCTTGTTTGTCTTTATTTATCTTTTTAAGCGCCTCTTCTCGTTCTCGTCTTAACTCTTCCATAATCGCAGGGTCAGCACGTTTCTTTTTGTTTTCAAGCGGCATGAATGCCTCTTCCGACTTTGGCAACTTCTTCGGGTCGAGGTGGCTGCCTATCATCGCATTAAAAGCAATAGTACGCACCTTCCGCCATTTCTCTTTTTCTGTTCTTGCCCACGCATAACATTTTATCAAGTATTCACACCAAGCCATATTGTAGAATTCCTCCAACCGCAAACCAAGCTCTCCAAGAGCGAATGAGAGATGGTCACGGTTGAAGTCCTCATCAATTATTGCTTTTTTTTTGCATTCTCGTTTTTTTCAACTTTCGGCACTCCCTCTGTCATCTGGTCGGTAAAAAGTTTAATTATCGCTTGCGACTGCTCGCTGAAAAGTCCTCCTGGTATCTCATCAAGCCAATCATAAATATCGTTTAACGAAATACCTTCACCTCTCCTGCCTTCCGAAGCATTTACAGCTCCATAATAGAAAATCTTAGGTATTACATCAAACGGATTGCTCTGAATCAACGTACCAAGTTCCGATAATTTGATACCATCATCGGCAATACGTTTCATAACGTACGCACCAAATCGGATTGGTATCTCTTTACCATGTACAGTTATCTTTGTTTCGTACATAACCTAATTCTTTAAGTTCCCATCGGGTCTGTTTCAGAATAATCGCCATTGATAGCTACGTCCATAGAAAAAGTACCAGTAGCTCCCTCTTCTGTTGCGTCGAAATCAGCCGACAAGTCGGTTATAATGCCTTTGAAATATAAAGGATTAGTGTCCCCAGCACCTTTATATATTCGAAACGCCTGCTCTTCTAACGTGTCCATCAATTCCTTCAAGTCGTGATACGAATTCTGATCAACTATTTCTCCAGCGATAGACACCGTTCGTGTTATACTGTTAGCTTTCGTAACAGTTTTACCTTCAGTACATACATTCGTCTTTTCAGACGTATTAGTCGTATTACTCTCCGACCTGCTTGTTATACAAGCAATTGGCACATAAGCGGTAGATTTATAAACCGCCATTCTTGCGCCTTCCCATCCTTTTAAATAATTAATTTCCATTTTTTTCAAATTTTAAAATGATTATTTTACTAAATGCAAGGTTGCTACTTGTCGACTCCGCTATCGAGCGTGCGCTGACAAGCGTAACCTTGTCGATTCCTTCTATTTTTGACGACCCTCTGTCGTCTTTTAATTTATACATTATTTTATTTCCTATATCCTCACACAACTTTTTGCTGCCCACAGTCCCCCAAGTCGTAACAACTCGTATCGTTACGTTTAACTCGAAACGTGGACTATAAACAGTTTGTATAGGACTCATCAACTCCTGCTGGTCTTGAATAACTACATAAACGGATAAAGCACCATCGACGCTCGGCAACGTGACGTTCGGATTGACAAATTCGTCAAAAACAGGAATCTGCACTCCGCTATGTTCAAGGTCGCTTAACGCATCGAAAATCTTTCCTCTTATTTCTGTTGCTCTATCTATCATCTTTTGTTTTATTCTTTACCAGCTTTGCCATCTTCTTATAAAACTCATTGCCATACCGCAACACCGCAGGATAAAGATACGGCTTTCCTTGTAATGTTCCTTGTCCGTTGATATAAAACTCCCACGCAATATCCTTTATCCATTGCGGATATGGTGCGAGTATCTCACGTGCCGACAACCCTGTACCGAACTCGAAATATGCTGCTAAGTTATTCTCACCCAATACACCAACTTCACCTGTCATATCGTTATTTGTAAATCTTTTATCTATATTGATAAAATAATCTCCATCCTCGCTAACAGGAGCATTTCTTGTTGCTTCTACCTCTATATCAGTAACAGTATCAACAACCAACTCCCGCATCTTACGAATCTGGTCTTTTCTGTATTTATCAAGGTTTGCCAATGTTGTGTTTATAACTCGTCCCATATTTTAATCCTTTGCAGTTATATCGAATATCCATTCCTGACGATACCTTACCGACTCGACAATTGGTGCGTTGACAATGCGATACATTTTTCCCCTCCATCTTACTACATGTTCAACAGATGGTGTAAATCCTTCACGTGCCATGACACCAACACGATACATCGTCGGCAGCTTTAATTGTGCCTGTTCGATATCCGCCGATATTTTAAGTTGATTGATACGTGCCCAAGTCTCCAATTCAACCGTAAAAGACGGTATATAACCTCCGTAACCGTCGCTAACAGTACCTTCTGTGCCGAACTGAATCCTCTGGTCGTATCTCCCTAACTTCATAATAATTATAATTTATAGCATTGGTCTAACGGAACGTCGTCTGTACGTCTCCGTAGAACTTGAACTCGTCGACTCTTTCTCGCCTCTTGACTGATAAGCAAACGCAATATCATTTAATATCGCATTATTTACCTCATCGTTATCGAAATCAGGATTATCAATAACCGACTCATTACCGAGCTCGTCCACAACCGTTATCATCTGCGGTATGCCCATTATTGCTGAAGCCCTCTCTTTCGACGCATCCAACAACGACTGTAAATATTCATCATTATCATCAAAATCGATATTAAGATACTTCTTCACTTCTATTATCGTCAGCGCCATATTTTTTTCCTTTCTTCTTTTTCTTTTCAGGTACTATTTCAGCTGCACCAACACGCAACAAATAAATAGCTGCGGAATCGGAGAGGTCGACGACCTCTCCTTGTTTTCCGTAAGCTAAATTTTTACGCAATTTTACCTTCATAATATTTCAGTTTAAGCTCCAGTAGGAGGTACAATAGGCGGAAGCCCGATTTTAACCATCGCATTCAAATCCTTCGCAACAAACCCAGCCATCTCCTCGACACGGAAACTAACCTTATTATAAGCAAAATTATCTGCATGCTCTTCTGAAACTTTAATTTCTGGTGCAAGCCTGGAAATAAATTCAAATTCCGGTGCAGAAACAACATAAGCGATGCCAGCAACCAATGTGGGAACAGGGACAACCTGTACGGTAGTTTCAAGGTTTGTTCCAGCAAAACCCCTTAACAAGTCATTTGGTAAATCATACTCACCTGAACCAGCGGCTTTATTCAACTT